GTTTTTTTACCGTAACCACTCTTACCACCTCTTGAAGTTCCTGCTTTACGAATATCTATCGTTGATTTTCTTAAAGGTTTAAAATCACCTTCCTGTATTGCCTTCTTAGAGCCTTCTACATAAGCAGTTCCGAAACCCTTTACTGTTTCCTTTATTATACCTTTAATCTCTTTTGATAATTTCTCTGCATCATAGGTAACATCAAATTTAACTCTCATTTATTCTGTAGATTCCTTTTGGCAAAGTCCATACCAAGTTTTTTTGCTTTAAGTATTCTCTCGAAACTACGGCTAAGATTGTTTTCGACAAAGTCTTGTCCGAATTTTTCAGGGTTTTCGAGTATTTCATCAATGGTCGTATCGAGTTCTCTGACTTCAAACTCATTAAGTTCTTTCTGTTCTGTTACGAAGTCTTTGAATAATTGATTGCCCTTGTTCATTCATCTTCCTTTTCATTTCATTATTCGCAACAACGTTACTATCTATTATTTGCTTTGCCTGTTCGTCTGTAAGGTCGTTGTTGTAATTTTGTAATAATTTAGTATGGCTGATTAAGTTATTATCGAGCATGAATTGATTAAACATAATTTCATCCTGTGCTGACTTTGGATATTCAGGTTCAGCAAAGTCTAAACCTAAATCTTCAGGTAGTGAAATGTTATTCGCTTTCATTATCGCCTGTTCTACTGTATAGATTTCATGTTCATACATTTCCCATAAATCAACATAATCTTCGTAATCTTCTTTGCGTTCTAAATCACGAATAACTAAAGCAATACCACTTGGTACTTCACCACCTGAACGATTAAAGTCAATATGTAAATGATTATTAGCAGCAGATGTTTCCATTATTGTTTTAATAATCTCAATTAATCCTCTCATATCCCCTTTTGGAGATACAATATCAAAGTTCGCTCCTTCAGGTAATATTAATGTTTCATCTGTTCCTGCTCTAACTACATTGGAATCGGCATAAACTCCTGTAACTACTGGCTGACCAAAAGCTTGGAATCTTCCACCGATACAAAGCTCGGTAAATAATATATTAACAGCTTCATTAGCCTGAACAATATCCGATGCCCCTGAAACGAAATGAGAATCTATTTGTGGTTCTCTATGAATGAATGATACAGGAAGAACTCCGTAATTATGCTCTACTTCATCTATCATTTTCCCACCACCATCATATTTAATCATCATTGTATCATCTAAATACATATATGTCTGTTCTTGTCTATTTGAAATATCATCAACAAGATTATCTATTGGGTATGCGATTGCTATTGGATTTAACGGATCATCTTCGCTCATAAATGGATGGTAAAAGTAAATAGGATGATAGTCCATTTGTTTCTTTATTGGATTATAAGTAATTCTACAAGCTACCGTTCCTAATAGTTTAGCTATACGTTCAATATGCTTCAGCTTGATGTTTTTAAACTTAGTTAAGCCTGTATATTGGTCATTTACATTACGAACTGCACCTGTTCTGTAAATACGAGCCATTTTATTTATAAATCGGTGAGTAAAATTAATAAATAATGGTGGAACTTCCTTAAAGGCGTTGATTTTGAAGCGGTTAGCAATATAACCTTCCATATTCTCGCCCTCATAGTAGTCCAACATCTTATTTATCCATTTTTGTCGTCTTTTATGGACATCTAACTTCTGTTCTTGGATTGATTCGTTAATCAATTCCTTTGCTATTGAATATATCATCTACCTACCACTTTCATTTGCATATTTTTAATCGGATAATGTGTTACAAAAAACATTCTAAGTGCATCCATAGAATGGTCACTCTGACCATCTTTTAATGGATTTTCCTTTAAAGGTTTATTGTCTTTATCTAATTCATACCGATAAGCTTCTAAATCCGATATTAATCCCTTACATTTATTATCAATATGGATTCTATGAACACCATCAGCATTTTCAAAAAACGATCTAATATGGTCTATTCCTGTGGAAATAGAACGAGATACCTTATCTCGTGGAAATCGACAATAAATGCCGAAATTTCTCATCTGTGCAATATCACCCATCCCTGATTGACTTTGTACTTGCCCCCCAGCAGGATCAGCGTAATACCTTGTAACGTGGTAAGGCTTTTGTAATATTCTCCTTGCCAATGTTTCGGTCTTAATATTGCGTTCATGGACTATTTCATCTATGATATTTATATGTTCTAAACCATCCGTATCTTGCCAGGTTTGAAACCATAAAACAGCAGGTTGTCTGTAACCAAAATCCATACTGCAATATGTTTGTTTACTTAAATCATGCTTAAAGTCACCCACATGAGTATCTCTACGGAACGATTCATAAACCACACCACCCATAGATGTAAACGAAGCACCATACTCTTGTTGAAAAACTTGGGGCGATAAATTTCTGCGAATTTCTTGCAAATCTTTATCTTGATAACCTTCAGGAAACGCATGATGGTTCTCCCAAGATGGCGAGTTAAAGGAATACCACTCAGGATCATCTCTTTGATACAATTCGTGTACCCAATTAAATCCTGATGGAGTTGTAATAAATATTGCTCTACTATCCTTTTGATCTGATAAGGTAGGTCGCAAGTATTGTTCCCAAACTCGTTTGTCAATGTATGCACATTCGTCTAAGATAACTAAAGAATTAGATTCACCAAGTAACGTAGCAGGATTATTAGCCGATTTTCCCTGTATTGAGCTTCCCCATTCAAATTCCAATATTTGGTCACGCTCTGAAAATCTTTTTGGCTTCCATCCCATCTCTATTATCAGCTTCTTATGAACTTCCCTAAATACTTTATTAGATAATTCATAAGTTGGAGCTACCACCCAAATCCGTTTATTAGGTTGGGTAATTGTATAAACTGCTTCCATTGCTGAAGAAAGAGATTTACCAAACCTTCTGCCACATACTGCAACAGTAAACCTATGTTCTTTATCAGGATAATGCAATTTAAGCTGTCCATTATGTGGAGTATATCCCACCTGATCAAACAACTTTTTCTTAAAAACTAATTGCTTATCCACTAAATATCTTGTGTGTGTCCACGACTTTAATTTAATATATCTCGTGTGTAAACCACAACATATTGTGGTTATTCATTATTAAAACAATAAATGGAGGACAGATGTCCGAAGATAACCAAGTATCTAATGAACCAGTAGGGAATGTAGATACACCGCCTACAGAAGTAGCTAACGCTGATGCTTCTGTAATTGCAGAAAGCAAAAAGTATCGTAAGCGTAGTCAGGCTGCTGAAGCTCGTGAAGTTGAAAAAGATAATACAATAGCAGAATTAGAAGCTCAAATTAATTCATTTGAAACGAATAAACTTAAAGAGAAGGAAGAATTTAAAGCTCTTTATGAAAAGGTTTCTGTTGAGAACGAGCAGAATAAAGCTACTGCTGAAAAGTGGAATCAATATGAAGCTCAAAAACGAGAACAACTTTTACAGCAACTTTCTGACGATGAAAAAGCAGTGTGGGAATCTTCCCCTCTGAATTTATTAGAAAAATATGTATCGAAGGCTAATTCTGCTCAACCTCAAAATCCTGAACACGTGGTGGCTAAAACAAGAGATTTAAATATTAAGTCTGAAAATTGGGCGTCTATGGATTCTGAAACAAGAAGGAATAATTGGTCAGAGATAGTTAATTCATTTAACAATAAAAATTAAGGTTTTATAGATGGCTAATAATATTACTGGTGTAGGTACAGCCAATACAGATGCAGATGCTTTTGTTCCCGAACTATGGTCTGCTGGTGTCCAAAATTATATTAATAAAAAGTTTGTGTTAGCAGCTTTGACTAATGATGTAAGTTTTATGGTTCAAAACTCAGGTGATACGATTAATATTCCTCGTGTTACTGAAAATACAGCTACAACTACAACTATATCTTCTTTTACAGAAGGTACTGCTGCTATTGGGTATGAATCACCTAATGATACAACAGGAACTCTTACTGTAAGTCAAATGGCTTACTATGCAAGAATATTCCCTGACATTGTTGAGATTCAAGCTAATCCTGACTTATTGAATTTACATACAGAAGCTATGGGATTTGCTTTAAGTAAAGCAATAGATGCTCATGTATCTTCTTTGCTTACTACTTATAGCTCAGACCATACTGAACATTCAATGGCTGCTGATAATGCCTTAACTGCTACTGAGCTTAAACTGCTTATTAAAGCATTATATACAGCAGGGATTGATCCAGCAGATGGGTATGTTATGGTTGTTGGTGCAGAGTTGTTGCATGATTTGTTAAGTATTGACCAATTTGTTAATGCTGATTATGTAAAAGACCAATATGTAT